TAATTTTGTCAAGAAACGTAGCCACTTGATTACGGCAGTCTTCCACGGTTTCAACAGGATAATATTTAACCCGCGAAGAATCAATACCAACACCTTCAGCGGACTGGCGGTCGACCGCAGCTTCGGTATCCCAAATAGCCGCAAAATAGCCTTTCTTTTGCGCATTGGCGATGATCTTGTTAATAATAAGTGTTTTTCCAGCGCCGGAAGGACCACTAAACCCGGTAACGCGACCAACAGGCACCCCACGATAAACTGAACCGGAGAAAATGGCGTTAAGGGCATATGAGCCTGTGTCAATCCAGTCGTTTACAATAGACAGAGAATTCTCTTCTGAGAGTAAAGACGAATCTGTATTTAAAGCATCTACAGCCTCAAAAATGTCTTTAAGGCTGGATGCTTTAGTTTCTTCGTTATTGTTTTTACGAGGCGCCATATTAGTTCTTCTCGTCGTCGAACAGCTTTACAACTGGAGTATTGGCTGTAACATTCTGAGTCTGAAACATTTGCTTGTATTGCGCAATGAGGTTAGGTTCGAGTTGAACGTCTGACATTACAATAACGCTCTTGTCGTAAAACCATTTTGCAAACTCGTCTCGGTCAGCGGTAAACTCTCTAAAAAAAAGAGGATACAGCTGTACTTGAAGTTTCTTATCGGGGGTCGGCTGAACGTTTAGTACTACAGGCTTGGTAACAGCTAGTTTGCCATCAGTCGACGGAGCGGCTTGAGTAGCAATGATGGTACGCTGAATAGAATCGAGGAATACGACGATGTTGTCTGGGTTCATGTGTAAATATTAATATATATTTTTAGATAGTCAACTTATTGGCGTGGAAACTTAAAGTAATAAGATTTTGGGTTGATAAGGTCTTTATCAAGTAATTTTTTACTCGAAGCCCGGGTCGGTACAATATCCCAGCCGCCGCGACGAGCATAAAAACAGGTTACTAGAAGCTCATCTGGCTGTAGAGCGTCCCAAAGCCGTTTATACGCTGCTTCACAAATTTCTTCGTGGAAGTGGCACTCGTTACGGAATGAAACTACCCACTCTAAAAGAGATTCTTTAGTTACAGACTTTTTACCGCTATAATAAATATAAATATCCCCAGAGTCGGGCTGATGAGTAATTTTGCAGTTGGAGCGGAGAAGAGTACTCATGTAGTGCTTAGCCCCGGTACTTTCTTCAACTTTAAGCAAATCTGGCGTTTCATTAAACACGGTAAACTTCATTTTTCGAGCTGCAGGCATGCTTTCCAGTACTTCCCACACGCCGCACTCGTCAGGCATATACTCGCTCTGCCATAAAGACTGCTTTTGTTCGCGGTTTATAAGAAGTTGAGAGTGCAGCTCAACTATAACTTCAGTTTCAAGAAGTGCGCTAAGATCCTTTTCAGCGGTTTTCTTAATATTCTTAAGAACTTCTTTAGCGTTCTTGCCCATAGGCTGCATATTAAACCCGTTCCAATAGAGTTTCATCGATTTAGACTCTACAATATAAGGATTAGTCGCTGGGTACACTACTTTAGCAATACAAGTAACCGGTAGACCGTTATCAGTAAGAGCGCTGCATTCATAGCCGTTCCAGATATCGTAACCTACAAAGGGAAGATCTTCGTTCTGAATATTCAGATACGTACGATTACGTTGACGTTCTTCACGCACAAGAATATCAGGCGTGTAGGTGGTAGGAGAGTCTACTCTCTGACCAAGTACCTTGTCGATGTTGTTAGTATTCATTCGAAATCTTTTTTAATCTCAGTAATTACAATATTGACACGTTCTTCAACTGTGCCCATTACGTATTTAATTTTATCTTTAGTAGAAAAATGATTGATATAAAAATCAAATTGTTTCACTACCCCATCAAAAAACTCTTTATCTATACTACGCGTACCATCTTCAGCAAGAGGCAGTTCAGGCGCAATATAAAAGATACGATCATAACGTTCAAGGCATTCTTTATAAACCTCTATAGCAGCCTTATAAACAGGCTCACTAATTTGACCTTTTTCGTAAAAATAAGAAGTATAAGCAATACCATCAAGCGCGCCTCGATCTAGTACCCAGTTACCTGGAGTTAAAGCAAATTCTAAATGACGCGCCATAACCATATACTGCGTCATCGATGTACCATTTTCATTAATTGGTAGCAAGTCTTTTAAATCTCTAGTAAGATTAGTGCGAAACGAAAAGTGATTCGCGCTAGTTAATACTGACTGCATTTTTAATGCCTTAACTAATGTAGTCTTGCCTTGAGAATGCGCTCCGCAAATAGCTGCTTTGTAATTAGTACGCATAAGAAGTATTGTTTAATATAACTTGTTTCTTAACAAATTCAACCCAATTTTCGATTGCTAACTTATGCAAGTAAGCAATATATTCATCGAGCCCGTTAAACTCTGCGTGTATATTATCGCTATAAAATTGCTTAGTAGACACAATTTCCCCGGCATCTACTTCAGGAACTACTTTATGTATAACATGCCCGTGAAACTTATATGGAGAAGTTGCGTGCGTCGTCCACGCTTTCTTTTGCGGGTCTTTACCTTTTAGCTCAGGAAACTTAGTAATCAATCCAGGATGTCCGTTAAATATTCTATAACGACCGCAAACATCGGGCGGTAAAATACGCAAAAACCCGTGAAGAGTTATTATATCAGCTCTTCTAATAGCTTCTTTATATTCCTCTACAGTAGGTTTTTGAGGTATAAAAATAAACCGATCAAATGCCTTCTCGAGAAGCTTAGGATTAATTTTATCCATATCTTCCGGTTTTTTATTAGTTATAATTGCATCCGGAAAGCGCCCAATACGAGCCGAGATTTCATAAATCTCTGATCCGCTTTGAGAGAAAAAAGCTTTCCAGTAAAAGTCCTTTTTCATAATTTTAAACGATAACCTATTGTATTATCACTAAAGTAAATTACAAGCAATACTTCAGGCATATTGCGTGTATTTTTAATTCTGTTTACTTCATCAAAATCTTTTGTGGGTATTTCTTTATTACCTATAGGATCCCAAAAGCAATAGTCTATAATTTTAGTGTTGTTATCCAATAAATGAGGATAGCTAATCCTGACAAGTTCTGTTATTGCTGCTACATCTTTATCCATTAAGAACAAAGTTTCTAAATTTATTAATATTCTCAGCTATCCAAAACTCTTGTTCTGCGTCCGGCACACAATCAAGTAGGTCTGCAAGCTTAGTCTTTTCTTTATACCAAGTAGCAATTTTATCTCCGTAATTAACTTTTTTAATACCGTGCACAATAGGGGAAGAGGTGTCAAGAGATTCAATCCAGCTAAATTCGGGCCTCTTATAGAAACTAAATTCTCTAGGATGAGCACAACCTAGCAAATGGTGAGGTTTATCAAAATTAATAACTCCGTCATCCATTAAGCGCTGCAAAGTCATTACTCTACCCATAGCATAACTAACCCATGTATTAGTGTACGGAAACAAACTTAAATAATGCGAATAATCAAAAGAAATAGCGATTTTATCAACCCCTAACCTATCCAGAGCCGTATAACACTTTACTAGTTCACCATAGTTTGATCCCTGTACTACACCGATACGTTTAGACTGAGCATGAATATGATAAACATTATAATTCAGCCAGGATCTAGCTTTAGCAATAGTTGCATCGCAGTCTTCTAAAGCATCAGGAATAATGTATTCAGTTGGGTTAAGCTTATTAATCCAGTCCGTATACTTGTTGCTGTCAAAAGCTGTACCAAGTTCAAAAATAGAGTTATCAAGCAATACAGTTCGGCCGAGACGAAGACTGTCTTCAAAGAATTGATAATACTGAGGGTTAGTCTCGAAGAGATGCACCAAAGCATAATCATAATCGTTATATGTACGAGAGATCTCGAGCATACTAAGAGGGGATTCGTGGGAGATTTTAATCATGAGAAGAATTCAAATAAGTCTACTTCAGTTTCGTTATTAAGATCGGGCAAACGCCATCCTACTGCTTCATATACAGCAAGCACCGGCGGTTTAATAATTGTATCAAACATTTCGACATAATCTACCTCAAAGTGCTTAAATTCTGGAGGAAAGCTGACTGGGTAGCAAAGAGTGTCAATATTGTATTTGTTAGGTGCAATATAAATCTTCTTCACTTTACCGCCAGATGTAATGCGTTCGTATTTTGTCTCAAGCTTTAGATGTTTGAGTAGTTGGTTATACCATATCGCGCCTTTTACGTGATTAGGGGTGCCAGTAGCAATTTTAAAGCCGTTAGCCTTACTCTCGTACTTTTCAAGATCGCTCAAGCCGCCTCGAATAGCGATATCGTCTACAGAAAGACTTTTAAACTTGTCGTAGACTTCTTTATAAAGCTTATTAGCTTTATTTTGATCTTGTCCGAGTAGGGAAGTCTCAATTACTTGTTTGATAAGTTCTTTAGCTTTCTTGGGGGTAGTGGATCTCGCAATTTCAACCCCGACGTACTTAAACTTATTGACGTCAGCACCTTCGTCGTTAAGCACGTGAATGATATAACGCTTCTTTTGCAGGTACACACCTACATCGCAAATAGACTCTCTCTTAAAGAAATAACGCGGATCAATAGAGCGAAATTCAGAAGCAGACCATTTCTTAATCTCGGCATTGAGATATGTACCAATCTCTTTATCAATAAGATCTAAGCCTTCTTGGGTAACTTTATTGTTCTCAAACAGTTTTAGCTTAAGTTTATTAACAATAGGCTGTATAGTTACGTGGGTACTATCTGTATCCCCGTAAATGGTTAACGACGTTTCGATTCCGTGCTTTTCTTTTGCGTAGGTATCTAGTATGACCGACGCCTGTTTGACCACAGACTGCCCAGTGAGAGTAATGCTACCGGCGTGATCGCTATCACAAATAGGACTAAACTTATTAGCAAAAACACCGTAAATAGAATTGAGTAGAATCTTGATGACGTGCTGGATGGTGTCGGCTCGCTCCATATTAAATTTGCACGTTTTATAGTCATCGGTGTCGGGCTCTATCTTACTTAGCTTCTTTTTGAGTTCAACATACTGATTTTTATTTTTTACCCGTTCGCTATAAAGCCCGTCAATCAAGGAAGGTACTACACCCTTCTTCTTCTGAGTGTAAAGCACACCTGCTTTAGATATAGCTATTTTTTCTACTTCTAAAAACTTTTCAAATTTATCATTAGGTAGCTTATACTCTTTACCGCTAGTTAAGAGTAGCACGGTATTCTCTTCATCCTTTTGTTTTATCTTACCTACTTTAGTTTCGGGAGAGATATTAAGAGTAATGATAGTGTTAGGGTATAGAGAGTTAGCGTCATAACTAACAATGGAAGTCTTAAGGCCTCTCTCTGGGTCTCTTACATAGCCGCCTTCAATAGCTTCCCGGGTGGGACCTTCTACGAAAGTAGGTATAATCAGCCCGTGCTTGTATGCTTCTAGAGCAACACATCCTGTAACAATAGATACTTTACCGAGAGCAGCTTCAAAACTCGTAAGACCTTTGTAGGCCAACATACGAATAATCTTGAAAAACTGTAATTTGTTCTCCATTCGTACGAGCAGATCTACGTCTTGAATATTATAGTCGACAAAGTTGTCCCAATCAGTTTCAGATAGAGTAGCTAGATTAGTTGCGTTAATAGCTAGTTTACCTTCCCCGAGTTCATGCTGAGCAACAAAATTGAGTGCATAAGACTCTAGTAAGCCACGCGCAAACCCCTTATAAACTTCAAGGTAGTCCATAGCGGAAATACCATGAATGTACCACCGGTCTAATTCTTGCCCTTTCACGAAAATACCTTTACGGCACCAAAGACTCTTAAGCGGAGAAAGACGCTTAGCAGCACCTTCCCCTCGTAAGTTTGTGATGCGGTTAATAAGGTACGGAAAATCGAAGAAGTCCGTATTCCACCCTGATAGAATATCTGGATAATAACCGTCTTCCCAAAAATCTAAAAACTTATCCAATAGATCTACTTCACTCTCGCACTCTGTATAAACAACATTAGACTTCTTGGGCTTGTACGCCTTAGTGCCCCAGGTATAGAAAGTCTTAGATAGATTATCGTAAATCGTAATAAGATTGATAGGGTGCTTAGCGTCTTTAGCTTCAGGAAACTCATCCGGACTATGCACTTCAATATCTAAAAAGCAAACTTTAATGGGGTCTTTAGAAAATTCAGGCTTATCGTAGAGGTCTTTAAACTTCTCAATAAGAAACTGTTGCTCTACCTGGATGTTATGATAGAGTCTTTTTATTGCACCATCTTGAGCGGCCTGATTACGTTCGTAGCCGTTCTTAAATTCTTTCTTCTTTAGCTTAGTATTATAGATAGAGGTAGCATCAAAAGCGTCTAAATTAGTCTCAACATAGAAGTACGGACGATAAGGAGTCTTTGTAACTACTCGTTCCCCGGCTTCGTTCCACGTAAACAGATACGCTAAGCCTTCTCTCGAACTATAATAGATATTGCGGTACACACAATAATTGTGTATCTTATTACGAACTAATCAAGAAGGAAAGTAAACTTTAATGTGCTCTTCAATATGGTCTTCAAGCCAGTATTGGCTAGCTGTCTTACGAGCTTTATCCGATTCAGTAAGATAGTACTGACGGTTGCTTGTAAGTTTCTTGATAATATCCATCATTTCGTCGGAAGTATCAAACCTTAAAGGTGCAACTGGATCGGTATTGTACGGTGCAAAGTCTTGGCATACACACGGTATACCTAACGCGCCCGCTTCAAGATACTTAATTGGTGCTTTTGATAAATTGAACTTATTGTTTTGAAGAGGTGCAATAGCAACATTAAGATTTAATGCATCGTAAGCGTAACTATATTCATATAAATTTTTCCAGGGAACGTATTCTATGTCGCCTGAACGAACTAAATCTTGTAATGCATAAGGATAACCACCCATAAAGACCCACTTATAGTCTTTTACTGTTTTGCGTATATTTTCTAAGTGAGGCC